TCAAGACCTGATGGATTTCTCCACCTTGTCCAGATAGGCCTTGTTATTGCGGAACACCAGGGCGCCGGCGGCAAATCCGGCTGCCAGACAAACCAATCCAACTCCGATAGTCAACATGAAAAGCGCCTCCCTTCTTGGCCCTTACAGGCTATTTGTTGTTCTTCCATTCCTTGATCATTTTCTCGCCGGTGCGGCCTACCACGTACCCGCCCACGCCGATTTTCATCAACTCCCACAATGCCGGAGGAAGCTCCAAAACCTTGACGCTGCCGGGAAAAAAAATCTGACCGTAGGGAACCAGCAGGTAGTTGTTCACCACAATGGCCACGATGGACATCATGAGAATGGGCCTCCAGTTACGCTGAAGCCAGCTTTCGCCCTGAGCTTCGGCCTTGACGATATCCCCCTGAACCTCGAAAAGCCGCGCCCCCGTTTCCTGGGCGATTCCCTGGAGGTCCAGGAGCTTTTGCTCCACCCTGGCCTTGTCCTCCTGGGACAATTCGCCGGTTACGGCCGCCCGGATATCCTTGGCCAGGTCCCCCAGGCCCGAGGCGATCTCCCCGATTCCCAGCCCGGCCACTTTGGATAAAATGCTCATGTCGGCCTCCTTCTACAGGACCAGATCCCGGAAGAACTGCCAGTAGATGACCACCACCCCTGCCCCGCCCAAAATTCCGCCGGCAAAGCTCAGGGTCCGGTGCATCCATTTTCGGCTTTCCAAGGCGGCCAGCCTGGCATGGATGGCGTTCAAATACTCGTACATGGTCCAGTCCCGCTGCTCCGGACTCATTTTATTGATCCAGTAATCCCTGTCGATCATGTCAAATCCGTTCATGACAGCCTCTCCCGCGCCTTTAGGTGAAAAGCGAAATCAAATTGGTCAGGGAATTCAAAGCCCCGGGCTGGTACGATGTCCCCTGGACAATGGGCTCAAACGCGGAGGTGTTCAGGCCCAGGTTCAAATAGGAAAGCCAGGGGTTGTTATAAGGCTGCTCGTAGGCCCACTTCTGGTATTCCTCCAGCAACTGCTCCCCGCTGATGTCCCGCTGGGTTTGCCCGGCGGTCATAGCCAAGTCAATGGGCGCCTGGGCGTAGTCCAAAGCCAGGGGCAGGGAGGACGCCTGCCTGTCCAAATGGGACTGCTCGGCCGAGTACATGCTTTCGGACAAGCTGGAAGCCAAATCCACGGCCAGATCCTGGCCGCTGTCGGTTATGGCCCGGGTTGCAGCGCCGGAGGATCCTGCGTTGGCGGCGATGTAGTGCTCCTGAATTTCAGGAAGGATTTCGTCCTGCCAGTTTTGGATCATGGGGTCTTTGACCGAGGCCTCCCAGGCTTCCCTGACGCCGGTCTCGTCAAAATCCCCCAACAACGCGGACAAGGCGTTTTGGCCCTGGCCGTAAGCGCCTTCCCCCTGGATCAATTGGTTCACCAGGTCGAATCCCTGTTGCTGCAAAGGGCTGACTCCCGCACTGATTTGACCGCCGTAGGATTCCACGCCCTGGCCCAGTTGGCCGGCGAGGAGCTGGTTCAGATTGATCAGGTTGCTTTTCTGGACCGGCAGCAGCGTGTCCACATTGCCCAGATATTTGGCGTCATCCGTGGCGCCGAATAGAAAATCTCCGAAATCTCCCATTTTTCATGCCTCCATGAGTATGGTTTCCGACCGCTTAAAGCCCATTTTCTCCATGGCCTTGGGCCGCGTGGTTTTAAATACAATGCCCTTGAGCTTTTGCCGGGCTCGGATTTTCTCCAGGATGTTCCCGGCTTCCTCGATAATGCCTTTGCCCTGGTACTCCGGGTCCACGCTCAGGATGTGCACGTGGATTTTCCGGTCCAGAGGGTTGATTGAAGCCCATAAAAAGCCCTTGATCTGGCCGAAAGCCGGAGATCCTTGATCCATGGGCGCAAACACGCCCAGCAGGTTGAAGGGATTTTTGCAGATCATGGGGCCCAGGCTGTAAAGCTGATCCGGGCTGCACTGCCGGGGCTTGACCTGTTCTATTAGCCGGCGGGGAACCAGGGAAAAATCCGGCACGGGAATGTACCGGAGCCCCGTACCTTTGCCCCTGCCGGTTACGGGTTGGGATTGCTCCAATAAGGTATCCATTTGTTCTCCTCGATTTCTATCCAGCCGGTGTTCTCCCCGTCTCCGGCGCCCGCCATCTTGACGGCGCCGTCTCCCGAGGACGCGCTCAGAGAAGCCCGCGCGTCATTGGCGTTCACGGCCTGGGCCAGTTCTTCCAGAATGCTTTTCAGCCTGCGGGTGAACGAGCGGAAAAAGCCGGTCATATCCGTTTGATCGCTGTACACCGGCAGGTCGCAGTTGGGCGGAACCTTCATGATACGACCCTCCCCGCAGGCTTGAACCAGGGCGTAATGGCGTGAATGCGGATGTTCTGGCCTGCTGCGTTTTGGTAAAGGCGAATCCGGTGAAAAGCGCCGGTCGCCCCTGAATACAAGCGAACCCAGGCTTTTTCGCCCTCCCGGTCAAAGGATAGCTGGCGCGTGAGATAGGCGGTCTGGGAGGCGTCTTTGAAAAAGTCCACGTTCAATGTCTGGTTCGAGCCCGTCTCCAATAGAAAATCCACCCGGCCCAGGCGGGCTTTCACGCCCTGCTCCCGATACGGATTCCACCGTCCCGAAACCACTTCAAAGCCGATGGCTTCGCCGTCTCCGTCCGAGGCGGTGTGGTTCACCTGAAACACTCCGCCCTCCCTGTCTCCGGCCAGGACCAAGGGGTATCCGGCCTGCGCCGTGTTGCTCACCCATTTTTCCGAGCAGGCGCTCCAGGAGACGCCGGACATGTCCTTAACCGGGTCGGCCGGGGAGGCCAGCCAGATAATGCTTTGATCCAGAGTGTGGTAGCCCAGGCAATTAAAGGCCAGGTTGTAGATGCTCCAGGTCCAGTTGTCGTAATTCAGGACCAACACCCGGTCCGCCGACTCGCTGCCCGCAAAGGGGTACAAAAGCCAGTACTGGCTTTGATCCTCCAGAACCATGCCGAAGCAGACGTCCATGTGGTCCTTGTCAAAACCCAAGGCCAGATTGGGGATTTTTTCGTCCACCCGGCAGGCGTCCAGGCCGTCCGTGAGCACGGGGCCAGCCTTGCCCAAGGCCAGGCTTTTATCTTGGAAAGAAGCCGTGGAAAAAGGCGCGTCGCAGCCGTCCACGGAAGAAACCTTTTCCCACCGGAACGGCAGATCCGCGTCCCCGGTGTAACGCAGCAGCCAGACGGACTGCTCGAACCAGACTGCGATTTCGTCCCGGATATAGGCCGCGCCCCGGATCATTTCCCCGGTGGGCGCGTCCACAAACCCGTCGTTGGTCCAGTCGTCCGGGTCTCCCGGCTTGCACCATCGGGCGCGCTGCAGATGCATGGCGCCGTTTTCCAGGGTGGAAAACACAATCAGCCGCTCCTTATGCACCATAATGAGTGCGCACTGGTCCACATAGTCGCCCGAGCCGGAAAGGTCCGGACGCAAGGCCTCAAAAACCGAGCCGTCATAGACCTGAATGCCGTCCAGGCCGGTTCCGTCCCCGGCGGTCGTCTCCCCCAGGACGGGCTGGTTGTTGGTCATGAACACTTTGCCCTGCCAGTTGGCCCAATGGATGAAGCTGGATTCCGAACCGGTCCAGACCGGATTGGCGCCTCGCTGGGAATGGCTAACCTGGGTCAGGCCTGAGCTGTCGCTTTCGTAAAGATAGGATTGATCCGCGACCAGTTGAATCCTGGCGCCCTGGGCGTCCTTCAGGTGAAAAATGCCTGTAATGGCAAGGCCCTGGCCCGTGGACGCAAAGGGGGCGTAGCCCTTCCGCTTTTCCAAAACGCCCCGATGGATGAGGGCGTCGTTCATGGTGGTGAATGCGTCTTTGGGAAGCAGCCAGGGCTCTTTGCCGAGCTCCAGGCCGGTGGAAAAATCCGCGATTAAAAAGGGCTGGTAGGATTGCATGGCAAACCTCACGTTTTGATGATGTACATAACCGCCACGTTTTTCGGACGGGTTTCGGCGCCGCCGACCGAGCCGGGCAAAACGGCGCTCATGCCGCTCGAATTGCTGCCCACGGGGCCGCCGCCGTCGAATGTGAGCAAATCCTCATCGTCGTAGTGGGTGTGGCTGGCAAATTCGTCCTCCTGCCTGGTGCCTACGTAGTCCCCGCAGGTTCCGTCGCCCCGGTCGGTGCGGGACCCGGCGTCCGGATCTTTTCCCGACCCGTGGCTCCAGCCGCGCAAAAAATATCCGCGAAGATCGGGCAAATTGAACGTGGTGGAGCCGTCTCCCACGCCGTACATGGTGGAAATGACGCTGAACAGGTTTTCGTAGGTAGTGCGGGAGACGGCGGCGCCGCTGCATTCCAGCCAGCCGGAGGGCGCCGAGGCTCCCATGAAAGCCACCACAGAGCCCGTGGGATTGATCAGGCTTTCGTCCGGGGTGTAATTGATGGCTCCTTGGGCGGTGAGCGTCAGCACATTGCCTCCCTCATCCTTCCAGTGAAGCTCGGCGGTGTCGTCCACGTCCATGGTGTATAAAACCCCTTTGTCCTCCCCGGTGGAAGGGTTGGAGGCCAGGGGCTGGTGAAAAGTCACCTTGCCGTGCTCTCCATGATCTCCGTCCTCGCCGTCCAGCGCCATGTAATGGTCCTTGGCCATGCGCTCCCGGACTGCGGACTTCAAAGTCCGGATCACCCCGGCGCCGGCGCTGATATTGTCGCTGTCGGCCGGTATGGTTTCAAATGATGCGTCCCAGGTTGTCATTGTTTCCTCCTGTTGGGTTTGGCGGGATTAAAAGCCGGGCGCCGCCCTTTTTTCCAAGGGGATCTGCCGGAGCTGCTTGCGGACTATGGAGTTCAGATGAAACGCATAAGCGCCGCGCAGGCTGGCCGCCTCTGAATCCTCGCCGTTTTCCTGAAGAATCTCCATGGCCGCTCCGTAAGCGATCAACGGCCCCCATTTGGAATCCCGGGGAAGATCAGCGTCAGCCTCCAGGGGCATGGGCGCTGCTACAGAGGCGGCCTTAAGGGTGTATGCGCCGTCCGGCAAAGGGCGGACATACAGGGTTCGGCCGTAAATAAGGCAGGCCTCGGGCCGGGCGCGTAGCGTTTCGGATTCGGGATAGCGCCGGAAGAACAAGGCCGGGTCCGTAAAGCGGTCCAGGGGGAAAACCGCGCCGTCCTGATCCGTGACGGTGAAGGGGGCCGCCAGGGCCAGATCGGATGCTTCCAGGCTGTACTCTCCGTCGTCGGAGGATGTGAGGCTGATCTCGCGCCAGGCTTGCATTTCCAGCACGTTCGCCTCCTGGGGAAGCATGTTCACATAGTATTGGTTGACGGCCTGCAGCAAATCCTCTTCCGAAAGCTGCCCGGCGTCGGGCCTGCCCGTGAGTTTTCGCACCTTGGCCTTGATTTGGGATAGGTTCCATTCCATGGCGTAAGTCCTTTTGCGTCTTCAGCGGTTATACGGCCGCCTGGGGGACGGAAACCGGATGGCAGGAAAACCGGTGCACCGAGCCGATGTTGACGGACTTCATCTGGCCGGTGGCCGGATCGGAGCGGTATTCCATGCGAGGGGTGGACAGGCTGTTCAGGTGTTGCACCACTTTTTCGGGCAGGTCGTATTCCTTGCCGTCCTCCAGGGGGCCGAAATGCGCGCCCTGGTAGTTGAACGAAACGTCCACGCCGCGGTTTTCGTTGTTCATAAACTGGACGCGCACCAGGGGGCCGAGGTCCGGACTTTGATCTTTGCTCGTCTTTGCCATGATTGCATTCTCCATATTCAGCCCGGGGACGAAGCCCCGGGCGTTTTTAAGGGGTTATCAGCCGATGTCGCCCAAGTCTTCCAGGCGCAGGCTTCTGAGCGCTTTCACCAGGATGGCGTCGTCGTCGCTCATAAACCCGGCGGCGATGGTAATCCCGGAAAATCCCCGGGCGCCTGCCGGATCAGAGTCGTCGTTTTCCGTTCCCGGATCGTAGGCCAGTCCCTGGTACGCAGAGATGTAGCCGCCGCTGTTCTTGAAATAGATGGATGAGGCGCCGGTGGTTGTGTTATCTGCGATGCGGTTATGCCAAATCTCCTGGCCTTCGCCGAAAAGCGGACTCCACTCGATTTTAAAAGGAGAGCCGTAGGTTGCGTTCAGGTTGTAAATCTCCGCAAAGTCGGGAACAAAACCAAGCTCCAGATTGCAGGGATTGCCGTCAGCCTGAAATTTTACAATGACGGATTCATGCATGGTCGTCTTGCCTCCGTGATAGGGGATGGACGCCGTAAGCCGGCGGGGTTATCAGGAATGAGTGGCCTTGAGAATGTGGATGAACTCATCGTTGAGAATCCGGGCGACAAAGGCCATTTTCCAGCCGGAAGTGGCGCGCTGGTCCAGGGGATCGTCCGAGCCTCCTGCGCCAAAACCCTTGCGGACGTTCTTAAGGGAGCCTTCCAGGTCGGAAACGCCCAGGCCGTCCTTGGCCATGATGGGCAGGTAATACTGGTCCGGGCTGCCCGAAACCTTGTAAGCCTCGGACGTCATGAGCCACCGCACATTGCCCGTGGCGCCCCATTCCGCGTCCATGACCGAATCCTGGGACCCGTATTCCACCGTGGACTTGAAGCCGTCCACATTTTCCAGGTCATCCACAAGATCCGTATGCATGATCCCCCAATACGCGCGGCGCACCGGCGAGGTGCCCACGCCCTGGCCGGCGTCCACCCTGGGGGCGATCATCTTGGCGTTATAGCCAAGGAGAATCTTCACAATGCCGTCGATGTCGCCCTTGGTAACTTCCGTAGGGGTCGAGCCGTTGCTTCCCTTGGAGGCGTCCGTGGCGCTGGCGCAGGAGGCGATGATGTCCCGGACGATTTCGTCCCGGGTCTGGCCGGCCTGGAAACCCAGCTTTTCGCCGGCAATGGTCCATTCCTCGTCCTCCACGGTCTGGTCCACCACGTCCGTGATGTGCACAAAATCGCCGTACCACGAAATGCTGGCCGAAAGATCGGTCTTGGAGAGCTTCTGGCCGGGGGGCGTAATTCCTTCGGTCAGGGGCGTGACCGCGGTGGACAGGTTGGAGTACCTCCGAAACTTGATGGTGTTTCCGCTTTTTTGGGGCAGGGGCCTGTTCTGGGCGAAAAGCTCGTGCACCAGCTCCGGCTTGGCTGCATCCAAAAGCACCTTGTCGTAAAACAGGCTGACTGCGGGGTCCACCTGCGTGGTGGTGGTCAGATTGTCTGGCATGGTTTAACCTCCGATTTTGATTTTTCCGGCCTTAACCCGCTCCTTGTACGCGGAGAACTCCGCATCGCTCATCTTGGCGATGCGGCTGGCTGCGGATATGCCCGACCCGCCTGCTGCGGCGCTGGCCGATCCCGGCTTTTCGGAATTGGCCAGGATGCGTTGCATCTGGGAAGCGACGTCCCCCTGGGCGCCGCCCTGGATGGAGGGCGACAGGCTGGCGATGGAATAGGCTGCGGCCAAGGGATTGCCGCTGTAGCGGATCACGTCCATGAGGCCGGGGTTGCTTTTAAGCACCTGGGGTAAATGTTCCTTGATGGTCTTGGCGAAGCCGGGATTGGCCACGGCGAAGGAAAGCTGGGAAGCCAGGGCCTCGATTTGATGCGCCTGGCCCTGCAGGGCTTTTCTGGCCTCCCCCACGGTCAGCGGGGCGTCTTCGGCCATGCCGTCCAGGACTTCCGGCTTGGACGCCGGATGATTGCGCACCAGATCCAACTGCCTGCGGTACAATGCGGCCTGGTCGCGGGCGTTCTTCAATTCCTCGCGCACGCTTTGAACCACGGACAAAGGCACGGTTTTCGTCTCCTGAGAGGCTTCCCGTCCTGCATGCTGCGGCAAAGCTCCGGCTGCAGCCTCCGGGGCGTCAACCCCGGTCTGATTGATTGCTTCCCCGGCGGCGGGAAGGTTTTCTGCGCCCGTGTTCGTTTGCACGTTTTCCATGGATTTCTCCTTTTCCCCATTTAGGGGACGTCTCTCAAAAACTCAGTAAAGTGAAAAATTTACATTTTCAGGTTTAACCGTGAATAATGGGCAATCGTCTGGCTGCGGCTGCAATTTCAGGGACCAACTCGGCCGGCGGGGCCTTGATGACGCTGGGGCGGTCCAGAGGCAGGACCCAGAGCCGTTTTGCCCGGCCTTTTTGGTTGTCGACGTGGAAGCACATGGTCCCCAGCATCTTGGGAGGTTGGACGCCGGAAAGCACGATAGTGGTGCGAATGCGCTTTTCGTCCGTAGGATCCTGACGGCTGGCGACCAACAGGTAATAGGCCTTTTTGCCCTGATTGGAATCCACCACCTTGCGAATCCGGTCCATGACCTCCCGGCCCATCATGGCCCGGGCGTCGCCCATGAGCAGGGTGGCGTCAGGGGAGAACAGGCTGGGCTGCTTGACGATGATCTCCGGCATGGTTGGGCTCCTTTTGCATTTTTCGAATGACGGGCATGGCCTGGCGCAGGGCGCCGCGGTCCATTTGGGCGATCTCCCGGGCGGTGCGGACCCGTTCCCCGGTTTCGGCGGCCAGGTTCTTCATGGCCTGGGTCTGCTTTTGGGCCGCTCCTGCCAGATCGCTGCGCATCTTGGCTCTGGCCAGGTCTTTCTGCAAACGCATGAGGGCGGATTGGCCCTGGGCCTGGGAGGCTCTGGCCTTTTCCTCCTCAGCCAACATGGCTTGCAGACGGCCTTTGTCCTCGATGGGCGCGGCGTCCAGGACGGCTTTCCAGGGAATGGGCGCGCCCATTTGCTTGAGGCTGACAAGCTGGGCGAAATACATTTGCCGCTGGGAGTCGGATAAAACCCCTTCCACGGGAATGGCGTCGTATTTGCCGAAGTCTCCGGTGAAAAACTCCCGGGTCGGGGGCTGGCCCAAAATCCGGGAAACTTTCTGCGGGGTGTAGTTGGCCTGGATGAGCTTGATGAGCTTTTGGCCCACCAGTTTTTTTGCCAAACGATAATTGTCGAAGATGTCTTGCAAAATGGTCAGCCCGGCGGCCTGCCGCATTTTGGCCAGGATGCCGGCAATCTGCATGTGGTCGCTCTCGGCCATGCCGAAGAGCTCGGAATTGGCCCCGGGGATCTCCATGATGTCCTTGTCCAGGATTTCCGAAAGCTGCATGAGGCCCGCGGGAATGTCCGGAGGCAGCATACGCTGGGCCTGATCCATGTCGCCTTTCATCCAGACCACCTGGCCCTGGCCGCTTTGGTACAGGGCTTCCGGATTGACCACGCTGTTTTCCCGGGCTTTCCAGCCTGTGGAAATTTGGGAGTCGATGATGTCCAGCATCTTGGAGCGCCGTTTGTTCACCTCGGTCTGGGGATCGCGCATGCACCGGACGATCCCCTGGAGCTTCCAGCTCGCCTGGTCGTATTCCGGCTCGAAAAATCCCAGCACCGGAACGAAAGGAAAATCCTCCAGCCCGCCCGGTTCCGGCCCCTGGTGAATAAGCTGGTCTTCCACGAACACGGCCAGCTCCACGCTGCGGCGCATGGTTTCAAAAATCTTCAGCCCGGGGTGGGCGGAAAGGAGGCGCTCCAGGGTCTGAGCGTCCCCTTTCCATGGCAGGCTTAGGCCCGCGGCGGGATCCATAAGGATGGTGAGGGGCTTGTGGGTGCGCGTCCAGAATTCGTCGTACCGGAGCAGGTTGTCCCCGGCGGGATTGCGGGCCAGGGCGCCGTATTCATACTTGCCGTCCGCAACGCCCCTTGGGCTGATGTTGTCTATCAAATGCCGCTTGCCGGCCGGCAAAATGGATCGGACGGCGTCCTTGGTCAAAAGCTCCCGGCGGCAGATGTAATTGCAATCCGACAAGTCGCGCTCGGAAAAAGCCGGGTCCAGCAAAAACCGGTTGTGGGGCGCCCGCTTGATCTTGATGTCCCCGTTCAGGGGATCGCGGGAATAATCCACAAAAAGATTGACCAGGTTGACGCCGGTTTTAAGGGCGCCCGCGGAAAAGGCGTCCGACATGACGTGATAGGCGTTACAGGACTGCATCTGCCATTGGCACAGGGCGGAAAGCTGGGAGGCCGTGGCCTGGTCCGATCCTTCCACGGGATCCACCTTGAGGGCCAGCCGGTTTTTCCGCTGATATCCCTCAATCAGCTTGACCACCCGCCGGACCTTGTTGAACACCAGAGCGCTCCGGCGCTGTTTTTCCAGGTAGCGTTTGGCCGAGGCGTCCCACTGGTCGCCCAGCATGACGGAGAGGTCGGTATTGGCTTCGGACAGGAAAGGCGCCCAATAGGCGTGAGCGCGCTCGTAAGCCTGGGTAAAATCCTTTTTGATGTCGTTTTCGTTCATGGATTCCTCAAGGGGGTGAAGGGTTCCGATGAAAATCAAACGCCCATGGGCGGGGCGTATTGCTGATACATTCGGCAGGCCTGAGAGGCGGTCATGCCCAGGGACTCCCGCTGGCAGAGGTCCAATCCCACGGCCAGGTAACGAAATGCGTCGGCGGCGTGGCTGGTCCAGTCGTGATGGGGGATGGCCCCAAAGCAGGCTGTGCGTTCGTTGTAAACCCGCCTGTATTGGCGAAGGGCTTCCAGGCCTTTGGCGCACTTATGCTGGTCGAACCAGCAACGGGGGATGATCAAACGGGCTGCGTTTATGCCGTCGGCCAGGGGCAGGTTGGGCGCTACGGAAAATGACACGCCCAGGCTTTTGGCCGATTCCAGGCGGCTTTTTCCCGTCCCCAATTCCCGCACCCGGATGTCGTGGGGCGCCAGGTGGGTTCCGTACAGATAATCGCGCTCCCGAAGGGCTCGCACGTAATAATCCAGCCCCTGACCGGCGTCCTCCAGGTAATCCACCACCCGGATTTCTCCGCCGGGCGAAACCTGAAAAAACCACACTGCGGTGGAGTCGCTCATGCCCAGGTCCCAGGCTGTATGGACGGGGAGAGCGCGCTCCACGGGCAGGGTAACGATGCGGCCTTCCTTTTCAGCCTGAGCGATCAAAGGCCCGTAATAGGCGCCTACTATGGCGGCGGAAAAGCTGCACTCGAACTCCTGCTCATACTGTTCGGGCGTCATCTCCTTTTTTGCGGCGTCCAACTCATCCCGCCCAACAATGCCGGTTTCCGAAGCCCGATACATGGCGCAAAACCAATCCGGGTCGCTTCTGGCGAACTGATACAGGTCGTAAAAAGCGTTGTGCCCGCGGGGGGTGCCGATAAACATGGCCCAGCCTAGCCGGTCGGATAGGGCGGGGCGTATGATCTCGCCCCAGACCCGTTCGGGCATTTGGGCCATTTCGTCCAGAACGGCGCCGTCCAGATAGATTCCCCTGAGGCGGTCGGGGTTGTCCGCGCCCAAAAGGGTGATGCGGGCGCCGTTAGGGAGGTCGCACCGCAGTTCGGTTTCGTGAAAAGTCGTTCCGTTTATGGCGCCTGCAAACTTCTTCAGGTAGTCCCAAACCACGCTCTTGGCCTGCTTGTACAATGGGGCGATGTAGGCGTACCTGGGTGCAGGCAGGGGGTTTTGGCAGGCTTTCATGACGAGCTCGTTGACGGCGGCCACGGTTTTTCCGAACCTGCGGTGGCAAACCAAAACGGAGAATCGCTTTTTGTTCTGATGAATCTCCCATTGATGCCGGCGAGGGCGATAGGGAATCGTCACGCTGTGAAACCCTTGCGGATCAGCATTTATATTTGGCGCTGTTTCTTGCATTCCCTATAAATCCTCTCCGGCCCACCGGATCTCCATTGGCCCTGGCTGTTCTTCCTTTTTCCCGAACATTCCCAAATGCTTGCCCATCAATTCAGCCGCCCGGATCGCCGTGGAATACTGTTTGGCCTCCATGGCGCCTTCCCGGGCGTCCTCCAGGTATTGAAGGACAACCTCCTGCGTCAGCTCCTGCTCAAGACTGGATTGAGACTGAGGGCTCAT